AAACGCATCTATAAGCTTTTGAGGATAACCTTGTTCTACCAGCCATACAAGAACATCCTTTCTTCTATCTTCAGGAATAGGTTTAGGAAACCCATACTGCCATCCTGATGGTGGGTCAATCATTAATGTCATAATTAATCTTTTGATTCTTCTTTAGTTAATTTATACATTATATAAGCTATTTGTGTAGCTAATACCATTTTAAGCATTTCTTCTATTGTAACATGTTTCCATATATTAAATGATATAAGAATAGATACTAACCATACGATCATGAATAGTCCAAATGTTTTCATAATTAATCTTTTTTAAATGTTTCTTGATAGTATTGTTCTGCCTGGTCAGTTGTCCATTGTGTATGGTCATGCTTGTCAAAAACTCTTTGTCCTTCTATGTGAGCATCTATTATTTCTTGTTTGTGCATTTCTTTGGCTTGTTCAATCAATTCATCAAATGTTTCCCAATCTAAATTTAAATGTGAAGGTGAACCATAATCTTCAAGTTCTTTTTTTAACCATTCTATTGATGTCTGTTTCATGTTGTTTAATTTTTAGTAGTCAGGACAGGATTCGAACCCGTAATGTGGTCTCGTAAAGAGAAGCATACCATTTTGCCTTATCGAGCTTGAGCCCGTTTACATATCCACTACCTGACTATATAAACAGGTCTTAGGGAACGTATTATTTCCTTCATTATCCTTCTAGATGGGAAGCGTGTACCTGTTTATTGTACTCAGGATGGGAATCGAACCCACACTCTCATTACTGAGAACAGCATTTTAAGTGCTGCGTGTATACCAGTTCCACCACCTGAGTGTACGCATGTGGTTCCACCAAGAATCGAACTTGGATCTGTAGCTTAGAAGGCAACCGTTCTATCCATTAAACTATAGAACCTGTATGTTAGTCAAGTCTTGATTCTGAATATCCTAATTCTTTTGCTTCTACAGGATTATTCTCTATCCATGTGTGACAATTCCTACATACCGCTAACCAACTAGATATTTTCAAATAGTTATCTCCCACCCTGCCTGTTTTATGATGCACATCTGTTGATTTAATAGTACAATTTACAAGTTTTGCTTCACATTGTGGTTTCACTATAAGAAATGCTGTTCTTTTTTTAGAATATTCATCCATCTCCACCCGTCTCTTTGCAGAGACAGGGGAAATAGATTTGGGCTTCTCAATAGAATACCAACATTGTTGACAATACTTTTCTTTACCGTGTGACTTCCAGATGTATTTCATTTGTTCACATCCAGCACACTTTTTAAGTTTTACATTCATTGTAGTTCGTAAAAGTTTTTAGGAAGCAAAGACCAAGAAATAAGTTTATCAGCAATTTTAATTTGATCCAATCCAAGATCTTTGAAACTATAATTCACTTTCAAAGTGTCATCATAACCTTTAACATCTGCAAAAGCTTTCACAATAGAAGATTTGGGAAATAAAGATAACAATAAATTGTCAACTTTTTCACTTACAATTTCCTGCTTCCATCTATTAATGAATTTTTGTGCCTTATAACAAATATCAATAATTTGTAACACCCTGGACTTGGGCATTTTCTGAATTTCTTCTTGTGTGTACAGTTTTGTACCATAAAGAGCTTCAGAATAAAGTCTTTGTTGTGTTTTATTAAACACAGGCTTTTCAATTTCCTGGTATTTGGCAGACATCATTCTTGGAAGATCTTGCCTTACAAAGGGTATAAACCGATGTTTGTTAGAATCTGTAAAGTTTACTACAAATCCTTTTGAGTTTACCGAAATTGTTTTGTTCTCATTCATGTTTTTAAAATTTAAAGTTTATAAAAAAAGGGCTCAGAATTTCTCCTGAGCCCTCCAAAAAACACATGGAATTAAAGATTTACAGGAATCTTCAGTCCTTTTACAGAATTCAAAGCTTTTTGTACTTGTTTGATTTCATCAGAATTTGTATGCTGTACATATACATCTTCTGCAGTGGAATCACTTGTATAGAATGTTCTCCTATAAATGGGTTGATCATTTACACGGCAAATAACACCTGTGTCACCAGCAATCTTAAGATCTCTTTCTGAGTCAGAAGAATTAAATGGTGTTAAAGATTCTACAACTACAATTTTACCAGGAAGTTCTGTATTTTTTGTATATTTAAGTTCTACAAGATCAGTGGTTTTACCCATAATTCTTGCCTTTTTTGTAACTTTTCTCAACCAACCATTTTCCATTTGTGTAGCATTTTGTTCCAAAATAATCCAAGCAAACTCTGGATTATTTGAAGATATGGTTACTACATTTCCATTTTCATCACTGACGATTTTAACTTTTGACATTGTTTTTAATTTAAAGTTTTAAAAATAAAAAACGCTAAGAAAACCATCTTAGCGTGCGTTTAATTGATTTGTTAACCATTATTCTTCTATAAGACCTTCATCTATGTCAAGATCTAAATACTTTTCATCTTGAGATAAATCTGTTATTTCAGGAATAGTTTCCTCAACTTGCTCAGGTGGTGATCCTTTTTTTAGTACAGAACCAAACCAAGGATCTTCCATTCCTTCACCATAATTGTATGCAATCAGATACTCAAGTTCTTCATCAGTCATCTCAATAAACTGCTCTGTGCTTATTTCAATAACTTTTCCATTAGGTAGTTGATATAACATTCTGTAGTTTTATTTACTAAAACTAGTGCATAATTGTTATAAAACAACCACTTATATATAACAAATGGGGATTATAGTGCTATAATTTGTTTTTAGCATGTAATTTCTTCTTCCAATAGGCATTTGTTTTGTTTATCACCTCCTGCCTTTCTTCAAGTTTTTGCTTTAATACGCCGTTTTCTTCTTCTAATTTCTTTAGTTTTTCTGTTTGGTCTTTACAAAAAAGGTTCTTTAAAAATTTCATTGTTTTTATCTTTAGTGAAAAAATAGGTCCCTGTAGAAACAAGGACCGTTTACCTCGCGGGTTTTTAAACCCTCATGATCAGTGGAGGTGCAGGGAATCGAACCCTGGTGTCTGTTAAGAACAATGAGCACAGCGTATCACATGTTTAGTACTGATAATCAAGAGGAAAGATCCCCCGTCATCTGCACCCTATGGGAACCAACCAGTTGGTCAGCATCTCCACCACCTAGTTTTGGCTATCAAGTGTGAAACTAGGAAAGTCCACTGTATGTTATTTTCTGTTGCCAGGGATAACTCCCCCGTAGTGATCAGGCAGCTACTGCCTCATCTGCAAAAATAGAAGCAAGGATTGCTTCACCTTCTGCTACACGCTCAGATTGTGTCTTAGCGTTTATTGTTTGCAGGTATTTAAAGACATTCCTACTTTGTCTACATGTGCACTCACCTTCATTAACAGGTCAATACCTGTCACCCCCATAATATCAGCACTTATACAATTCGTTAACAATCTTAACCCCTCTTTTTTAATGATTTAAAAATGATTAGGGAATAAGTGCTGATACTTATTTTAAAAAGCAGAACCCTTGGGCGTAGGGATTATATATTCCCAACTAGAATATTCCATAGCCTTTTTTAGTTCTCTTTTGGTTGGTTTTTTGTACAATTTTGAACTGCTGTTACAGCTCATCAAGCATAAAGATAGGAATAAAATCCAATTCCTTCAGAAATTATTTTGAAAATATTTCTTGTGCTTCATGTAATATTCTCGCAATGGAAAAAAGGACAACCACCATCCCAGAGTGAGAGTATATATAATAAACCACTCTACAGAGGTAATTACATCTCTGTATGTAGGCAACCAAAGTAGTCCTACAAGGCTTATTATAAAGAAAAAGCCTAAAAATGTTACGGCATAAATAATAATAGCGACAATTGACTTCATATAAATTTTGTTATTGTTGTTGATTTAATGTTAGATATTCTTTGAATCACCTGCTTTTCTTTTAGTTCTGCAAGTAATCTTTTAACTGTGGAAACTGAAATATCATTTTCTTCAGCCATTTTCTCTACAGAAACAAATGTTTCACCTTTTTTGTCAATAAAGGTTGACAAATAGGAGTATAGTCCCTTAGCCCTAATAGATATATCAGGGTTTCTCAGGACTATACCACTAACCATTCCAAACCTAGTCTTATACATGCTGAAGGTTTTGACAAGCCGCGTAATACTTCTCAAAATTAAAATTTGAGTTTCTCACTTCTTCAATCCTTTTCATCATATATTCCGGCTTTGTATAAATATTTCCATCTTTTATATCATCTTGAGCCTTCAACTCTGCAATTTTCATAAAGATTTCCAATTTCCTTTTTTCATTCTCGTCTGCTTTACTCAAAAACTTATAATGAGCAAGTGCGTTAATAGCAATCTCATGATAGTTTTTAAACATAAGCAACATAAAATCCTTCTCAACTGTAGAAGAAACAAGATTAATTGATGCTTCAATGTCACCCGTCATAGTTTTCAATTTTTGAGGGGCTTCATCAAAGGTGTCGTAAAACTCACTAGCAATCAAATAGTTAGAAATAGTAGTAAAGAAAACTATTTCCATTGCCCGTGTTTGTGTTTCTTGGTCTACTCCCAATCCTTCAGGAATTGTGGAAGCATCATGATGATAATTAAAATTCATAGTTTTTGTTTTAAAATGTGTACCAAACTTAATGTCTGGTACACATTTGGTTAAGATGTAAATTAAGAGAGTTTCTCAAACAGTTCAGACAGTTTGCCTTCTTCTTGAGTGGCAAGAACAAACTTCTCTTTGTTCTTCTGAAGTTTTGACAAAAACAATTGATGATCATATTTAGGAGTTGTTCTCAAGAATTTGACATACTCTTTAATAGCATATCTATTCTCAAAGCGATTCATCCTTGGTACAATCTTCAGCATGTCAGTTGTATGATTTAAGATTTCTACATTTTTTGCTTCATTTTTAATAACAAATTCACCACCTTTGATAATTCTATTAGTACTACCGTTGGTTGTAACATTATTCATTAGAATAAAAGCAACTTCTGTAATTTCAAAATCATAAACTTGATAGTAATGATTAAGTTTCACATAATCATCCTTAAGACTTGACCATGCTGTAACATAATCCTGCATACTCCATGTTTTAGAACTGGCATTCAGCATAGCAATTTTTTCTACAAGATCTTGCTTATCCTTCACTTGAATTGTTACATATGGAATTTCCCAACCAAGACGAATAAGTGCATTAAACTGATGCTGTCCATCAATGATGTATTTAGCCAATTTACCAGTAATAAATGCTAATTCAGCAATTACAACTGGTCTAATAGCTCCTATCATTTCTAAAGACTTTGCAAGTTTAGTCACCTGTGAAGGATTAATTGGTCGGTTGATACCTGCCAAATAATTAAACTTAATGTTACCATTAAGAGACAACCATTTCATGCTTTTGAGTGCTGCTTTGTACTCAATTTGAAGTTTTTTTTGTGTTGCTTTTTTTGTTGTTGACTTTGTCATTTTTTTGATTTTAATGGTTAATTGATTTCAACTCTTTTACGATCATAGAGCATACTCACTCTATGTTGTTTCAGCCATTGCTGAAAAGGCATTCTTTCTCTTGGATAGACAGTATGAAAGCCTGTAGATATAGTATCTACAGGCTCTCTCACTCTGCCAAAGAGAATTTCTTTAATAAGGAAGAAAGCATGTTTCTTTTTCATTTCCTATTTTTTTAAAAAAATCTTCAACTTTGGATTTTATATTTTCTGATACAGAGCCATTATATTTTGAATGACACTGTGAAAATTGTAAAGATCCATCTGAATTAATATTTAAGCCAAGAGTGGCTTCTTCTCCGTTAATAGAGATATGATAGGCAAGATAATTTCCATTTTTTATACGTGACCAATAACTCGTATAAATACAATGGGACATGATTTTACCTTCTTGAAACACTTCTTTTTGTGTTTTCAAAAGTTTAAACCCAGTTGGTGTAAATGTTTCATATTTTTCCAAACCTTCTATTTCTTTATCATCCATTTCATTTATTTCTGCCTCCATAATTTCCTTTGTCCATTTGGAATGTTCTTCACGCATTCTATTAGGAGACCAAGAGAAATCAATTTTTCTCTGCAAAATAAATGCTTGGTCTATCATATCAATTGCATGATGGTCATCACCTTGGAGATATTCTATAGCATGATTAACATCTTTTGCTACAGAAAAATTACGAAGAAGAGCCATTTTGTTTATGTCTTTACGGTTAATAAGACAATAAAGCATTTTAGGGCTTGCGTTGATACGCATTAACTTTAAATACTCTTTAAGAAGATCAATGTTATTTGTAATCTTCTTTGAAAGTATTTTTTCTGCAACCGTCTTGGTAATATATGGCATCAGTTTATAATTGAGCCAATTGCAGTTAAGATGGGCAAATACACTGGAGACATAAGGCAACTCAAATATGCTTTTACCAAACCATATTTTGAGTTTTTTATTCTCATATGTAAAGCCATCTTTTTTTGTTTTCCTTATATAGAATGCGCCTTTACTTCCCTTGCATATTTTCATTGTGCTGCAAGAAAAATAAATCTTTTCACCATCTATACAAAGATTTGCTTCATGAAACTGTCTAGAAGACATTTCATTAACAAATTTTAGATTTTTGCTTATACTTGGTTGCATATCAAGAAAATCCTGTATATGCTGATCTCTTTTAACAATAGTTATATTCTGCATTTCTATAAATTTTTAGTTTAGAAATATTCGTTAAAATAATCTTGGTGTTTACCAATATACTCTCTAAGAGGAATTAAAGGTAGCCACCACCCAATAAAAATTGTATATACAAAAAACCATGAGTGGTCAGCAAGCACTTCTGTATAAGTGCTGCCCCACATAACCCCTATTAGTGAAAGGGTTAAGAACATACCCATAAATACTCCTGTATACAACAGGATTGCAATAAGACTTTTCATTGTATAAATTTAATGATTTAAAATCTGGTGCCACGCTTATGCGATCCTTCACCAGTTATACTCCTACTCCTACCTTTACAACCATAGCCACTTGTATAACAGCTTGATAATAAGATAGTTACAACTGCTATTACAAGCAGCCAAAGAAATAGATTTTTCAATTTTGTCAGTTTTTAAGTGTAAAAATATACCAGAGCTCACCAGTGAGCTGTATAACTATACCATTAATACTATAATGGTTTAATTAGGAGCTCACCAGTGAGCCCTGGTGATTAGTAGCCAAGATTTTCAAGAAGTTTTGCATCTGCTTCTATTAGAATTATGCCACTAGAAACAGCATAAGTATACAAGAAGTTAGCAATTTGCCTAAACAGGCAGAATTCAGTTGGGGTTAAACTGATTTTTTTCATAAACATTGTTTTTTTGGGGTTATTGATCTTCTTCAATTTGTTTTATTTCTTCCTCTATGAAGTTATCAAGGAAGTTATCTTTTAGAACCACCTTAACAGGCTGTCCTATTCTCTGTGCTTCGTAATATTCTATAATAGTGCGCACAGATGCACCATTAATTATTCCACCATCTAATAGATTGGTGAATTTCCTTTCTGTTTTTTCTAAAGGTGTCATTGATTATCCTTTATTAAAACGTTAGGAATACTATCAATGGGACATATAAATGTCTCACTGTAGTTGTTTTTAATAATTGCAGAATCTCCACGTAGTTCTACGCGGTATTCTGTCTTGAATTCAGGCTCTTTGTTTTCAGCAAAAAGCCTAATTACCTTGTAATGCATGTATATCAGTATTAAAATAACTGTCCACAGCATTAAGTTTTTGATTTTATCCATTTTTTTTTATGGTTTATGTGATTTACAATTCCTACAATAATCAACGTACATAATGTGACAACCCATGCCCATAGAACATATGTTCCATAGTTATCACAATAGTTTTGGTAATCCTGTAGGGATTTTTCGCTTGTACCAGAAGGCTCTGCCCCTAGTATAAGTAATGTTAACAGCCCAAGCAAGACTGCTAACATATCAACTAATCTTTTCATACCTTAAAGATTTTAATCTTTCCCACTGATACATTATATCAACCATTTCTTCTGACAACTGTTCCCATCTGGTTTTCTCTTTACCTTCAGGGATTTCATCCCAATGTGCCCCTTCAAACCTATACAGTTTGTTTATCACCTGTATAACTTCAGCACATTCTTCTGCCAAGGCTAGTGCTGCATTGCCTTCATCTTTAAACTTTCCCATATATAATGTGATTTTTGGTTTTGCATTTAAAAACTCGTAGAGAGAATAACCTAAACGCGCATATTTACTACGGTTGATGATTATTCTCTCCCTGGAGTTTATGACAATTATGATAAATGACGAAATCCTTTATCAAGCACCATGTAAAATCCAGTGTCATCTTGGATTACATCTCCCACTGACGTGGAACGACATGGTTGATGTGGATTCCAATCACAATCAACATTTTGGGATTTTGCATAAGCATCTTCTAAAGAAGTTGCTTCTACAAATCCTGCGTATTCCCTTGGTTGTACATCCGTTTCTGTGAACCTTCTTGGTCCAACAGATTGAAAAATGTGATACTGCATATGTTTGGTTTTAGTGAGTTAAATAGAACATTCAAAGCCGTCACACTCACAAATACCATCGCATTTGTCGTGTGTTTTGTCAACACATTCATGCTGACTTTGCTTGCAACTAATTAAGCTGCAAGCAATTAGTAGAAAAACAAAAAGTTTTTTCATCATAGTTATATTTTAATTTGTTTGTGAGAAAATAAGTGATTGGGTATTTCAGGAACTACATTGTGTTCCCACCACTCTGAGCCATCATACTCTCCACGGCTCATCCATGTACCATCCTCCAACCATATCACACCATATAATTCTTGGCCGCCGTAGCCAGAATCATAATTAAAATCTAATTCTTTTAAAAAAGAATTAAATTCTTCTTGTGTGTATCCTATTGGAAGGAATAAGTCTTTGTTTTGAGGAATATTTTCCTCCCAAAGACTACATGGACGATACAAAATTTCAGCACATTTTACAGCGCTTTTGTCATCGAGATATGTTTTCAACTCTGTTAGAGCATTAGTGTTTCCTCTCATTGGATTAATTTTAAATTTTTAATTATTCTTACACTTATTGGTAGTAAGATTCACCTATTTAATCTTTTTTGCAATTACTTGTAATAGCTGGTTCTGCGTTAAATCCCCTATTCAAACTCCAGTGCTAAAAACTCTGTTTTCAGCCTTCTTAAAGGAGACTATTACAAATAATCACAAATTATCCCTCTGCACACAGTTGTAATCCGCACAGCATAACATCTATCTTGCATCCTACAGGAACACTGCTTTACGGATTAAGGGATAGATTGAGTACTTGCTAATACTAATTAAGAATTACAACTGCTCACCCTTGGGAGCTGATTAAAGTTTTCATCCTATGAGACCATAAATGGCAGGATATATTAATCAGGTGGTTACACCACGTGAGATATGTGCATTGGGAAATATTTTAAAAAGAAGACTTTGAGAGCATGACTCTCCACTCACTTGCACTGGCTAAATGCAGTCTTCAAAGCAAAGCTGTACTGTCCCTCTTATAGTGTATCATCTGGCCAGATGAAAAGAACCAGTAGTAGGATGACTACTACAAGGGCTTTGGCAGCGCGTATTTTAAAAATAAACAAGCAGGGTTGCTCTTGTTTATATGCACACTCAACCCCCTTCCCATAGGACAGTGCATATTTTTGATTTTAATGTGTGAAAAAATAAGCAGTTTAATGACATGCTTAGGTCAGGCTGATTAGAATGCAGGACATATGCCTCTGCATCCTACAAATGTAGTACCATCATCATTCATCACTGGATCAGCCACAGTGAAGATCTTACTCATATCCATACCTGCTGCCCTTGCAGCAGATGAATAGAGAGCAGACACTATGTAGATGTCAAAGCCTTCAGGCAATGCATCTACTCCAATGATGGACTTACCAAACACTGGAATACCATCTACTGCAGGTAAGTCTACTGCAGAGATTTTGGCATTTAACATACCATTAGATGGTATGCTTAGTACAACAGTACCACCTGTGTACTTTCTAATGCTACTGTTAAAAGTAGCACCTTCTACCACATTTATGGCATGTGGTGTGCCGTTAAAGATCTTTTCCATGTTGTTTTTTTTATTTGGTTACATAATACTTGTTATAATGGAAGTAACCAACAACACAAAAATTAACCCAGTCCCTTGTTTACAATACTGGGTATGGTTTCGTTAAGTAAGTCTTGGGAACTTTTGGCCGAGCACCAATCTGCTAGTTAGCGACTTACTTAATATAGAATAGAGACAGCGCTATCTACTATTCTTGAAAAAAAATGAGGCTGCTTCCTGTAGTCTAGAAGCTACAAGAAGCCTGCCTCATGTTGTCCCCTCTGCACTCAGATGTACACTAAGACGCTCAGCTTCCTGATTGTCTAATGAGATACCTGTTACGGTGGTAACTAGCCTATTACTATCTAGTTACTGTATCTCTTATAAGTGTGTACATCTGCTCACCCTTGGGAAGTGAGTTGTGGTGCATTAAACAAACAGTTTATAGTGTTGTTTAGCACTAATGCTGTTAGCATCATCAGAAGGTTGTTTTTAATTACGTACAATGGCCTACAAGCTGTACAACCCTTTCCAGGGAATCAAAATTTGATGTCATAAATGTCAGATTACTTATTGTTGGTGTATACTGACTATACCAAATGGTTTCCAAGGATTACCAATAACCTAGAATAGAGGTTGGCCTTCCCTTTACAGAGAGAGACCAACCTTAAAGACTTAATCTCCCATATCTACAGAATAAGAGATTCTATATATAGGATCACAATAAAGACAAGAACTACCTGAACGGTTAGAATACACCTTCTGACAGTTTAAATGCTTTGGTATGTGAATACCTGCATTTAACCACCCTAGATGTACAACACCTTGTTGGTCTAAATGTTCCATTGCTTCATTGTAGTTATTATATTCATTAATGACCACTTGGTTCATCACTGCTTGTGTAAGTGTTATCATAACTATTGTATCTGTATATACCTACAGAGAAAGGTTTTAAGGTTGTTTCTATTAATGGTCACGTGAGCTACCATTTATTTATACTCTTTGGTAACCTTCAAGAGGTGTAGATTTTTTTCTATGCTTTATCCCATATAAGAAAAAATAACTACTAAAAAAGAATGTTGGCTGATTTAACAGCTTGTTGAGGACTCGCAATCTTTGGTAGATTACTTCCTGGCTTGATTTAGGCTCAGGCTTGCTTTAAATTAAACTGAATGTATTCATGCATGTTACCAATATGCATTAAAGAGAAATTGCCTATCTCTACAAACAGTTGGTTTCTATAGCGCACTATATAGACCTTAATAAGAGTATTCCACTACTCTAGCAATTGCAAATTGATGGAATTTTTTCAATTTGGATAATAGTTTTAAACAGGATTTGTATATCCATTAAACTACAATAGATTCTCAAGCCTATTGTTAAAGTTCCTGATTTTATAGTCTGCACTAACTTGTGATTACACTTTATCAGAGTGTTTGATACTTAATAGATACTGATAATATCTAAAAAGAACCACATAGTAGCCCCACAGGATTGTCAAGGTTTATCAACCTTAAAGAATTATAGCCATCCTATCCGCACCAACTTTTTTATAAGATAGTGAGAATCAAGCAGTTAAAGGAATGAGAGGTGGATTACTACCACACATTCACACTACCCTAACCCAATTTATGAAAGGAAAAAAAACAACTTAACTAACTATTTGTATAACAATTAGTTAAGTTGTTGGTACACTCCGTCAATACACCCTTACGGGTGTGGCCTTACTCGGAGTAAGTGCCGTCCACTTGTGCAGCGGAATTTACAAGCCATAATGTACCTTCCAAATGGGAATAGTCATTGCCGGCTTTATCCTTACCACCACGGTGTACTGTTACAAATCGTTTACCTTTTTCATCAAAGTCCTTTGCTTTAAATATTGTACCGACAGGAGTACCACAAAAAGCACGGCCGTTTAATTTAATAAACGTTAATTCCATTACACCGATAAATGCCAAGAATTGTTTTAAAGTCATCATTCCTTTCATAAAATAAAGCAGGGGTTTAGTGCTGCTAAATTTAAGGAGGGGAGCAGTTGGGTAGGAGGCCATCACACCCTCTAACATACTAGGGGGTAGTTTCCAAATTAGGAAGTGTGGGGGGTTAGTTGTATATTGTATTGTAACTAAAATAGTATTATATGAAAGAGTCTAATAGAGAAAGGAAGAATGAGATTAAGTATAAGATCACTCTTAATGATGAGCAGAAGGAAGCTAAGAGGATTATTAGGGAGAATCAGATAGTGGTTATTACAGGGAGGGCAGGTTGTGGTAAGTCTCTTGTGTCAGCAGTGACAGCCCTTGACTTTTTGTTTAAGAAGGAGTGTGAGCAGATATTAGTTACAAGGGCAGCTGTAGAGGTGGGACATTCTCTGGGGTTTCTCCCTGGGTCTCTTAGTGAGAAGTTTGACCCCTATCTGGAGGCCTTCCAGGAAAACCTTCTTAAGTGCTATGATAAGGTGAAGATAGATGAGCTTATTACGGGTAAGAAGGTTAATGCTCTCCCTGTACAGTTTATTAGGGGGAAGACAATAGATGATGTGCTTATTGTAGAGGAGGCGCAAAACCTTACAAAGGCAGAGATGTTAGCCATCCTCACAAGGCTTGGAAAGGATGGTAAAATTATTATTAATGGGGACAATGAGCAAAAGGACATTAGGGATGCTTTTAACGGGCTCTCCTATATAATAGAGCTTTCTAAGAGGATAAGTGAGATTAAGTGGGTGAAGCTTAAGCACAACCACAGATCTGACCTGGTGGGAAAGATATTGGACTATGAATATGATAAGTGTTGATAAGTTAATTATATTAACCAAAAATTTATATCATACATTTGTTAAGTTTAAACTTATTTAGTATATTATATTATGAACATAATTCACGAATGCAACGTACAGTGCCACGCAATGGATGTTAAAACAGCAGATCTTATAGGGCTAGAGGATGTTGGTAAGTGGATGCCCTTTGTGTTTCATATGTCTATAGTGGATGCAGCTAAGCTTAGCTCTGATGATGAAGATTCTATTTCTTATAACTGCACCACTGTTCTCACCAACACAGGGGATAGTTATATCATAGACACCAACTATAAGGAGTTCTTTAAGAAGTTTATAAAGTATAACACTGTTGATGTTAATGAGAAGGGTGATGATTCTATTTTAGATTTGTAAACCAAAAACCAATAATATGTCAGAACAAGTACATGAGCAAACGCCTCCCACTAAAGAAGAACTCATGCAGTTTTTCCAAGAGCAAATTGATGTAAAGAAAGTGCAGCTTGAACTGCAGGAGCTTAACACCAAGCTTGCTGTTGCCAGAGCAGAAGAGCTCAAGGCTCTTTCTTTTGTAGCACAAATCACCAACCCTCAACAGCAAACTCCTCCACAAGGAACTGTGCCTCACACCATTACACAAGAAGATTTGGATGCAAATCCTGAGCTTGTTGATGCTGGCGTAAAGCTGGGTGATGAAGTGTTGATTCCTGGTCCTAAAGAAGAGGCAGCAGAAAAGCCTTCTAGAAAACTTAAAACTTCCAAATAAAAATGGCAGTTGTAAGTCAAGTGGAAAAGAAGGCGGTGATGAACACCTGGGAAGTCACTAAGTACCAGATAGTTACGCATTGTTATGTTTCCAAGATACAATTAAGTGAGGCAGATTTAGACTGCCTCACTTATTTAGCTTTAGAGGGTGAGCAAGAGCTTACATCTTTTTGTTCTAAGGTGTATGATAAAAAAATATTTTCTTCTTGTCAGAGTGCAAGGAACTCCATTACAAAGTGTGAGAAAAAAAGTCTTATTGTTAAGGAGGGAAAGAACAAAAAGAAAATATTTATAAATCCTGGGATGAACATTATATCTTCTGGAAACATCCTTTTGAATCTCAAAATACTTTCTCTTGAGGCCAAAGAAAGCTAAGGATTTTATACCTGAGGTGGCTGAGAAGCTGTCTCTTTCTGAAAGTTTGGTGGGGGATTTGATGCTGTTCTACTGGCAAGAGGTGAGGATGAGTCTTTCTTCATTGAAACACCAGCGTGTGCATGTCACCAACCTTGGTGATTTTGTAGTGAAACATTGGAAAATAGATGAGAAGATTGAACACCTGGAAAAGTGGGAAGATGTAAACAAACTCAAGGGGCTTCAAAAAATAACAGAAAGGTTTAAGATAGCAGAAAAGCTTTTTGACTTAAGGAGTCTTAAGACAATGATGGAAGAAGAAAACCAACGTAAAGAACTTATTAAACAAAACAAAAATGAATCTGGGAGCCAACATCTTCAAGATCTGGAAACACAAGAGTGAAATTATAGAAGGTATTGCTAATTCCATATTTAAGAAAGAGCATGTGGAAGCTGTAGCAGAATACAGGATGTTTGTTTGTAAAAACTGCAAGCTGTATGATGTCACAGGGGAGGGATGTACAATGCCTGGAACACAACCATGCTGTAATGAAAAGAAGGGGGGATGTGGGTGCAGTTTGTCCCTAAAGACAAGGAGTTTAAGTTCTGATTGTCCTCTTAAGAAGTGGAAGGCAGAAATGACAGAAGAGGAGGAGGAAATGTTAAACAAAAAATTAGGAATATGAGTATATTGAAATTTACACCCCACGATCACAAATACAGAAGTGAGGATGGGGCAGATTGGTCAAGTGTTACAAGTGTAATATCTAATTTTAAGCAACCATTTGATGCTGATAAAATAGCAGAGAAGTCTTCTAGAAATAGGAAGAGTAAGTGGTATGGTATGACACCTGAGGAAATCAAACATGCATGGAAGGCTGAGGCTAACAGAGCCACTACATTGGGTACATGGTATCACAATTGCAGGGAGTCTGATATATGTTCATTTGAAACAATGGAGAGAAGGGGAAGCATGATAAAGATTTTTAAACCCATCGAAATTGATGGAATTAAACATTCCCCCAATCAAAAGTTGACAGATGGTGTCTATCCTGAGCACATGGTATATTTGAAGTCTGCTAACATATGTGGACAGTCTGACCTTGTAGAAGTGGTGAATGGGGAAGTGCACATTACAGACTACAAGACAAACAAGGAAATCAAGACAGAGGGGTATACAAATTGGGAAGGAATAACACAAAAGATGAGTGCTCCTGTGGCACATCTTGATGATTGTCATCTTAATCATTATGCCCTACAGCTTAGTTTGTATATGTTTATTATTCTTAAGCACAATCCAAAACTTAAGCCTGGTAGTCTGAGCATCCACCATATTATTTTTGAAGAGGCGGGGCGTGATAAGTTTGACAACCCCATTACAGCCCTTGACACAAATGGAGACCCCATTGTAACAGATGTGGTGGATTATGATCTCCCCTATCTCAAGAAAGAGGCAATAGATATTGTAAACTGGTTGAGAGATCAAAAGAAATAAGATGTCAGAAGAAAAAATACCCACCCTCATTGAGCTTATACAGAAGCACAAGGAAGGAACACTTCCTGATGAGGTTGTTTTTAAATACCAGTCTACAAAGGGAACCTACACCATCCATAGGGATGAGTTGGCAAAAGAAGTGTTACTGGTGAGTGTGTATGGTAAACAGTATGAAGACAAGTTGATAGGTGTTAAAACTAGAGGAAATGACACTCCCCTCAAGCCTATGAATCCCCATAATAAATAAAAGCATGATTACGCAAACTGTACATGAAATACACAATCCCTTTGATGCTTATGCCAAAGAGCTGGGGGAGTGCCTTGTAATGTTTATGATTACAGGTAGTGTCACTTCAAATCCACAGTTTATTGTACGTATATATCACTCAGGACTTATACGTACAGTGGATCAAAATGATTTGATTGTGTATGGTAATCCTACAACAGGAGAAAGTTTGACACCTCCTATTCCAGAAGATTGGAAAGTTAAAAAATCTAGATGGCCAAAAGGAGCCGTGAGGAACATGGACTTTTTAAAAGAAAGCAAATGATTAGACTATTTGATATACAGGGAGGTAAGGTGACACCATCAGAACATTGTTACACTCTTAAGTTTCTTAAGGATGTGATGGATGAGTTTCCTGAAGACCACCTTAAAATATACTCCTATCTGTTTTACATGACCTGTCCCAACCCAGATCTCAATCCTTTTTTTGATATTTTAGAGCAAGACAAGGAAGAACTCATCCTTAAAGAAATAGATGCAGACTTTAGTGTGGATGAAGATGTAATTGTAAAAGCACTGGCAATGTGCAAAAAGATGTATGAAACTCCTACATACAGAGCCTATCAAGGAATTAAAATTGCATTGGACAACATGGCCACATTCATGGCTACAGAACAAGTGACCTCTGGAAGAGATGGATCAGCAACAGCCATCCTTAGAATAGCAGAGAGATTTGATGCTGTAAGACAATCATTCAAAGGGGTTTACAAAGACCTTCAGGATGAACAACAGTCTAGCGTAAGAGGAGGACAAAACCTGGCATACGATCAATAACCCCTAAACTTTTATAAAAAATGAGTAGAAAAAAAATTGAAAAGAAAAAAATTCTTTTCATCCTTAAGCAAAGAGAGTTGCATAATGACATTGATGATTATTCTGCTGGTCTTGAATACAGCAGTGGTCAAATCCTTACAACAGGATTATTAAATTCTGCAAGCTATGTATCAGAAATGTTAGATGAAACATTTGGTTTTTCTAGCAAACTGGTTGTTGTTGTAGATAACAATGACATTGACAGAGAAGTGGCTTTATACAAACCCACACATGTTATTATTGAAGCACTGTGGGTGGTTCCTGAAAAATTGGAGGTTCTTAAAGCTCTCCATCCCACTGTAGAATGGATTATTCGTGTGCATAGTGAGATTCCTTTTATTGCAAGTGAGGGAGTGAGTTTTAATTGGCTATATAGATATTTGTTAATTGACAATGTTTATGTGGCTGTAAACTCTAGAAGAATGGAGAAAGATATGGAGTTTTATTTTCAACTCTTTGATGATATTTCTCAGAAAAAGATGAGAGAAAAAGTACTTTATCTTCCTAACTACTATCCCACAACTTTTAATGAAAAAGATATAAATAAGAATAAAACACATATTGATATTGCTTGCTTTGGGGCAATTCGTCCTTTGAAGAATCATCTTATTCAGGCAATGGCAGCTGTGATGTTTACAGAAAAGATTGGTAAAAAGCTTCGCTTCCATATCAATGTCACTAGAGTGGAACAAAGAGGGGAGTCTATATTAAGAAACCTGGAAAGCTTGTTTAACTCTCTTGCATCAAAGGGTCATGTTCTTGTTAAGCATGACTGGTATGATAAAGAAACCTTTTTGCAGATTTGTCGTCAGATGGACATTGGTATGCAAGTGTCTTTGTCTGAAACATTCAATCTTGTTACAGCAGATTTGATTAGCCAGGGTGTTCCAATGGTGACATCTTCTGAAATTGATTGGATTGATAAAAAATCTTTTGCAGATACAACAGACTCTAGAGATATTGCATCCACTCTTTATAACATTTATAATGATTCAGATGCTAATGCTGAACAAAATAAAAAATTCTTAAGAAGGTTTTCTAGAAGAGCAAAACAAATTTGGATTGACTATTTAACTGAATAACATGGAGCATTTACAAAATTGGGTGTTTCATTATAACATATACACTTCTCAGTGGGCAGCAATTCCTAGAGATCTTTATAATGAATATTGGAGTGATTATACCACTGCAGAAATATTAAGAAGCAGCAATATTGAAACTCTTATTAGTCTAGTAAGTAAACACAAAGGAGATGTTGACAAACTCAAAGAGTTATGAGTTACATAAGTGTACCTACATATTCAAATGATCAATGGACCACTACAGAGTTTGCTACGCGTGAGGAGTTTAGAGACTTTCTTGTTCCTCTGTTCAAACAACCTGGTGAGTATGCATTTGACGAAAGTACACTGATATTCAATGCTGAGGGAAGGAAGTTTCAAAAACAAAGATTTTACTGTGCAGCTCCTGTAAAGACAAAAGACTTTATTGCATATTGGGATGATCAAAAGAACAAGTGTCGAAATGGAATAATTGTAAAAAATAATACCAACACTTGGTACCTTTCTAGAGATTATTACATGTGGTTGAACTTTCTTCCCATATATGACAAGGAAGAAAAAAGGTTTGACTTTGCCAAGGTGAGGGATGCTCAATATCACATGGCACTATATGAGATATTAGCAGAGTTGCACTATAAGCATGTTATTATTCTTAAGAAACGTCAGATAGCTTCTTCTTATTTTCACATGGCTAAGCTTATTAACCAGTGGTATTTTGAAGAGGGTGCTGTGTTGAAAATAGGCGCAAGTCTTAAAGATTACATTAACGAGAAAGGATCCTGGAAGTTTCTAAATGAATATAAGAATTTCCTTAATGAGCACACTGCATGGTATAGACCTGCTGAACCAGACAAGGTGGGGGCATGGCAACAGCAGATTAAAGTGAGGATTAACAACAGGGATACATACAGAGGTTTAAAATCTACAATAAACTCTTATTCTTTTGAAAAAGATCCTACAAACGGTGTCGGTGGACCAGTTACATATTTCTTTCATGAGGAAGCTGGTATTGCTCCAAAGATGGATGACACTTATGGGTTTATGAAACCTGCCCTAAAATCAGGGCATATTATTACAGGACAATTTATTGCAGCAGGATCAGTGGGTGACCTGGATCAGTGTGAACCCATGAAAGAATACATTCTTAATCCTGATGTAAATGGTTTCTATGGGGTGGAGTCAGATCTTATAGATGGGGATGGTACAATAGGGGTCACTGGTCTGTTTATTCCAGAGCAGTGGTCCATGCCTCCCTATATAGACGACTATGGAAACTCTTTGGTGGAAGAAGCTTTAGAAGCATTAAACAAAGAATTTGAAAAACTAAAGAAAGATCTTTCTCCTGAAGCCTACCAGCTAGAAATATCCCAGCATCCACGAACTATTCAGGAAGCATTTGCTACAAGAAAGGTGAGTGTGTTTCCTCCTCATCTTGTTTCTAAACAGCTCCAGAGAATATCTGAGAAAAACTATCCTGTAGAATATTTAGATGTTAGTAGAAATGCTGAAGGAAAGATAATTGCCACTGAATCAAGAAAGATTCCTATTTCTGAGTTTCCTCTTTCTAAGAAAACAGAAAATAAAGAGGGGGTGATATGTATATACGAACGTCCTCACAAAGATCCAGCCTTTGGAATGTATTATGCCTCTATAGATCCTGTAGGAGAAGGTAAGACCACAACATCAGACTCTCTTTGTTCCATATATGTTTACAAGAATCCTGTAGAGGTGATAACAGATGACGGGGATGGTAAGGTGAAGAATGTTATAGAAAGAGATGCTATTGTAGCTAGCTGGTGTGGTAGGTTTGATGACATCAACAAAACACATGAGCGTTTAGAACTTCTTATAGAATGGTATAATGCTTGGACTTTAGTGGAAAATAACGTAGCTCTTTTTATACAATACATGATATCTAAGAAGAAGCAGCGTTATCTGGTTCCCAAAGACATGATATTGTTCTTAAAAGATATAGGTGCAAACAGAAATGTATTTCAGCAGTATGGCTGGAAGAACGTGGGCACACTTTTTAAAGGCACTGTTCTATCATATGGCATAGAATTTTTACAAGAAGAGCTTGACCATGAAACCTTGCCTGATGGTACAATAGTGAAGACCATTTATGGGGTGGAGAGAATCCCTGACCCAATGCTTCTAAAGGAAATGCAAGCATACAGAGATGGGCTTAACGTGGATAGGCTGGTGGCATTCTGTGCATTAATAGCTTTTGCTAAGGTGCAACAGTCAAATAGAGGTTTATCTAAGCGCATAGAAGTTAAGCATAATAATTTGGAAAACTCAAAGAAATTTAGTAAATTAAATTATAATCCATTTAGGCATATTGGAAGTTCTCATAGCGGATTATCCATGGCTCCTAAAAGAAATGCCTTTAAGAACATAAGATGACATACACTGTTAATATGAACTATTTGTTCACCAGCACATGGACTGGTAATATTGTATTTACCACCATAACTTATTCATAATCATGCAAATATATAACGCACTTGATCTTAAAGCTGGTAAAAAAGCTGAATATAATAAGATGGGTACACTCACCCAGCCTATTCAGTTTTTATCAGATAAAGAAAAGGATGATGAGTGGAGAGCCTGGAACCTGGATTGGTTAGAGTGGCAAGGCATGAGACAACTGCGTAGAAATGCACGCAGACTTTCCAAAAACTACAAGCTGGCAAGAGGCATTATAGATAAACAAGACTATATAGTGGAGGAAGACAATGAGATGGCAGATCTCATAGAAACACTCACTAAAGAAGATGTCTCTGCATATGAGCTTAAGTTCTACCCCATTATTCCTAATGTAATTAATGTTCTCACCAATGAGTTTTCTAAACGTAGTTCTAGGATTATGTTTAGAGCGGTGGATGACATGTCATACAATGAGATGTTAGAGGAGAAGCGCAAGATGATAGAGGATGTGCTTCTTCAAGGTGCTGAAAGGAAGATGCTGATTGAGATGTTAAATCAAGGAATGGACTTGGAAGATGAGGAAGCTCAAAAAGCAATGTCTCCTGACAATCTTAAAAAACTTCCTGAGATAGAGGAGTTTTTTAGAAAAGATTATAGATCAATGATTGAGGAGTGGGCTTCTCATCAAATGGCTGTAGATGAAGAGCGTTTTAAAATGCAGGAACTAGAAGAAAGAGCATTTAGAGATATGCTAATTACAGACAGAGAGTTTTGGCATTTTAAGATGAATGAAGATGATTATGATGTAGAACTATGGAATCCTCTACTTACATTCTATCATAAGTCTCCAGATATTAGATATGTTTCTGATGGTAACTGGATAGGTAAGACAGATATGATGAGTGTTTCAGATGTTATAGACAAATATGGATGGATGATGACACAAGAGCAACTAGAAGCACTTGAGGTCATCTATCCTATACGTTCAGCTGGCTATGCCGTACAAGGATATCAAAATGATGGAACTTACTATGACCCTACAAGAACTCATGAATGGAACACCCAAATGCCTTCATTGGCTTATAGGCAGTTCACTTCTCTGTATGATAGCAAGCTTGGAACTGGCGATATTGTTCAGTGGATTCTATCTGATTCAGAAGATCTACAGGATTTTGGTAAAAGCTATATGCTCAGGGTGTCAACTATTTATTGGAAGTCTCAAAGAAAAGTGGGCCACCTTACAAAAATTTCAGACCAAGGAGAATTAAGTCAGGAAATCATATCTCAGGATTACAAAATTACAGATAAGCCACAGTATAACACTGCAATATATAAACAAAAGACAAAAGATAATCTTGTCTTTGGTGAGCATGTTGATTGGATTTGGATTAATGAGGTTTGGGGTGGTATTAAAATTGGTCCTAACAGACCTACATTCTGGGGTATGAATAACCCAGGTGGTATTAACCCCATCTATCTTGGCCTTCATGGTGGTAAGCCTGGAAGACTTCCTTTTCAGTTTAAAGGAGACCACACCATTTATGGCTGCAAGCTTCCTGTAGAAGGATCAATTTTTGGTGATAGAAATACAAGGTCTGTAAGTCTGGTGGATTTGATGAAACCCTTCCAAATTGGATATAACATTGTAAATAATCAGATTGCTGACATCCTTGTGGATGAACTTGGCACTGTTATTATGCTAGATCAGAATGCTCTTCCTCGTCACTCACTTGGAGAAGACTGGGGCAAGAACAACTTGGCTAAAGCATATGTAGCAATGAAGAACTTCCAAATGCTACCCTTAGACACCTCTATTACAAATACAGAGAATGCATTAAACTTCCAGCATTATCAAGTGCTAAATCTAGAGCAAACCCAGAGGTTGATGTCTAGGATACAACTTGCTCAGTATTTTAAGAACCAAGCATTTGAGGTGATAGGTTTGAATCAGCAAAGAATGGGTGCACAGATAGCCCAACAGCAAACTGCTACAGCTGTAGAGCAAGCAATGAATGCTTCTTATGCTCAAACAGAACAATACTTTATACAGCATAGTGACAACCTCATGCCGCGTGTGCATCAGATGAGAACTGACTTAGCTCAGTATTACAACTCTAAAAAGCCCAGTCTTCGTCTTCAATATGTAACAGGTGCAGACGAAAAGGTTAACTTTCAGATTAATGGAACAAACCTTTTAATGAGAGACATTAACATATTCTGTACCACTAAGACCAATTCTAGGGCAGTGATGGAGCAGCTTAAGTCTTTGGCAATCAATAACAACACTACAGGTGCTTCTATATATGATCTTGGAAATGTGATTAAATCTGAGTCTATTGCTGAGCTTACAGGTGTTCTTAAAGCAGCTGAGGAGAAAACGCTTGCTCAAAAACAAGCTGAGCAGCAGCAACAACAACAAATGCAACAAGAGCAGATTGCTTCTCAAGAGAAACAAATGCAGATGCAAATGCAGTTTAAATCTGAAGAGGCTGATAAAGATAGGCAAGCAAGGCTTATGGAAGCACAGATTAGAGCATCTGGCTATGGTGCACAGGTGGATATAAACAAGAATGAACAGTCTGATTATCTTGATGCCATGGAGGATATTAGAAAACAACAGCAGTATCAGGACACCATGAATTTCAAAAGAGAAAGTGAGGTGAATAAGAATCAATTTAATAGTCAAAAGCTTGGAATTGAGAGAGAAAAGCTTCAAACTCAAAAAGAAATTGCTGATAAGCAGCTAGAAATAGCTAGAGAAAATAAGAACAAATATGATGTTTCAAAGAATTCTGAAAAGAAAAAATAAAATCATAGCTCTATAATCCATGCCTTAGGTGTTTTAAGATTTTAGTTTTTTAAATTTTTAGAGTTTAAATCGTATATTAAATTATACAAACAAAATAAAAACCAAACGTATATGATTGAGAAACAACCCAATAACCCTGTACAAACAAGTGTCCAGGAAGTTGATGTAGATATTGATAGTTGGTTGGGTGCACCTGGAGCAGATAGTATTCTCACTCCAAACACCGATAAAGAAGAGAAGCCTAACTTTTTTTCTTCTGGAAAAGCAGATCTTAGTTTTCTAGATGAGGAAGAAAAGAAAACTCCTGAAGAAAAAGAAGCCTCTTTAGAAACAACAGAAGTTCTTAATAGTCTTGATAAGGAGCTTCTTCCTGAGGATGAACTTGATGAAGAACCCTCAAAGACAAAAGGAGGAAGACCACGCACTGAAAAGTCAGGACTGGTTGAATTCCTTAAAAAGCGCATTGAGTCAAATGAAATGTTTGCATTTGACGACTATGATGAAAGTAAACAAAGTCTGGATGACTACCTTGGTGGTCTTGCAGAAAAAGATATAGAAGAGCTTTGGCAAGCCAATATAAGCAACCTTAAACAAGAGGTGGCTTCCCAAACTCCAGCACAGTTCTTTGAGAGTCTGCCTGAAGAGTTGCAATATGCAGCTAAGTATGTAGCAGATGGAGGTTCAGATCTTAAGGGTCTTTTCCAAGCCTTGGCTCAGGTTGAGCAGGTTAGAGAAATGAACCCTGAAGATGAGAATGACCAAGAAATGATTGTTAGAAGCTATTTGCAAGCAAAAGGTTTGCATAGCACTACAGAAGAAATGGAGGAAGAAATTTCTACATGGAAAGATCTTGGTGTTCTTGAAAAAAAGGCTAAACAGTTTAAGCCTAAGTTGGATGCGATGCATGAGGAGGTTATTCAATATCAGCTTGCTGAACAAGAACAACTTAAGCAACAACAAGAAGCTGCAGCTGATGCTTACATGCAAAATGTTTTTGAAGCGTTAAGACCTGCTGAAATTAATGGTCTTAAGCTTGATAAGAAAACACAAGCACAGCTGTATAGTGGACTTGTTCAACCTCAATATCCTTCTGTTTCTGGTAAACCTACAAACCTTTTAGGACACCTTTTAGAAAGATATCAGTTTGTTGAACCCAACTATCCCTTGATTGCAGAAGCTCTTTGGTTACTTTCAGATCCTGAAAATTATAGGACTACGCTGATGAAGCAAGGTAAAAATGAAGCAGTTGAACAAACTGTAAGGCAGCTAAAAACAGAACAGTCTCGTAAGAATTCAAATTCTTACCATGAAGAACCAGAAAATAAACCTAGAAAAATATCTAGACCACAAAATATTTTTAAACGATAATTTTTATTAACCCTTTAAATTTTAAGCCCTATGGCAACCCCAGTTTTAAACAATGGTATATTCCTGCGTGACAACCAGTATCATACTAGTTCTCACGTTGATTCATATCACTTGTCTAATCTCCTTAAGAGCGCAGAACCTACTGACCTTGGTCCCGTAGATCTGTGGGCTATGGCACAGAAGGTAGAAATGCCCCTGTACCAGATGTCTTCTTTTGGTGGCAAGAATGTGATTATGGTAGACAACGCGCGCGGTGAATACAAATGGCAAATTCCTGTAGCACAGGACCTTCCTTACATCGTAGAGGACATTGAACCAACTAACATCACTAAAGGTGTTGACGGTCAAACCTTTAAGATTAAGCTTAACAAACGTACTTTTGGTCATGGTGATATCATCACTTATGATAAGTACAATGGTGTGGAAATGTACATCACTGCTGATGATGTTATCCCTACAGGTGATAGCTTCATCTACACTGTACAGCTTGTAAACAATGACAACAACAAATTCTTGGATAACAAGTATTTGAAAGTTGGCACTAAGATCTTCCGTAAGGGTTCTGCTCGCGGAGAGTATGGAGAAAGATTCTCTGATCTTGGTTCAGTGTCTGCAGGTTTCCGTGAATTTTACAACTTTGTAGGTGGTGCAGAAGCTCACGTACACTACAGCATTTCTAGTCGTGCAGACCTTATGCTGAAAGGTGGTATGAAAGCTGATGGTACTATTCCTGTTGTAGAGCTTTGGAGAAACTTTGACAAAACTCTGGATCCCTCCATCACCAGCCTTGAGCAAATGGGCAAAGACTACATTAAGAAGGCTTATTCTTCTGGTCAGCTCACTCGTTCTTTCCTTACCACTTTGGAAGCTGCTCACCTGACTAAAGTTGCTAATGACATTGAAACCTACCTCATGTGGGGTCAAGGTGGAAAGGTTAAGCAAGATGGTCCTGATGACATTCGTCTTTCTGTGGGTCTGTGGAAGCAACTTGACAACTCTTACAAGCGTATTTACAACCGTGGTTCTTTCAACCTTGATCTGTTTAAGAGTGAAATCTTCAACTTCTTCAATGGTCGTGTTGAATTCCAAGGTCCTGAGCCCAATAGAGCTTTGATTGTTCAAACAGGCTTGGGTGGTATGAAACTTGTTAATGAGGCTATTAAGAAAGAGGCTGTAAACTCTGGCCTGGTTCTTAATGCACATGAGCTTGGAGCAGTAACTGGCAAGGGCATGGATCTGAACTTTGGATTTGCATACACTAGCTACATCATCCCGTTCTTGGCAAATGTTAAGTTTGTTCTTAATCCTGCATTTGACAACGTACACACTAACGACATTGAGAATCCCATTATTGATGGTTTCCCTCTGTCTTCTTACAATTTCATTATCTTTGATATCACTGACAACACCAATGACAACATCTATCTTCTGAAGCTGTCTTGGGATAATCAACTGAAGTGGTTCTATCAGAATGGTACTATGGACTATATGGGTAGAACACAAGGGTTCCAGTCTTCTGGAAACTTCAATGGATATCGCGTGTTTATGACTCAAACTATGCCAGCTATCTGGGTTAAAGATCCAACCAAAGTGTTGAAGATCGTTATGAGAAATCCTGTTACTGGTGGTTCATTCTAATTGAATATGTACCTGGGGTGCTTACCGTAAGATCAGCCCCCAGGTCTTTCATATGTTTAATAACAATTAAATATAAATCAAATGGCAGGTAATCCTAAAACTTCTAAGTCTTCTGCTCCTTCTTGGGCACAAATGAAGCCTGGTTCTAAAGGCGTAAAAGTTGGAATGAACGCTGGTAAAGGTGTTGTAAAATCTACAGCAATTACTAGCAAGGCTGGATCAGTTGGCAAAAGAAAAAAGTAAATTAAAGAGATGTGTGCAAGGGGGCACATTGTAAAATGAGCTCCCGCTCACACTCTCTTCTCTACCTACAGTACGCTCACCATGGAGGCCGCATGAAGGACTTGCAACCCTTAGTAGGTGCACAGTTAACTAAAAAATTATAAAAAATGATATCTCTTAAAAGATTGATAATGAACCCTAAATCTCCTGATAGGGCGATTCAACAGGGATACAGTGATGCAGAAAGTGCATTAGCTAGAATTGCTCATGTTAATAGACTTTCTAGGGATATTAATGACATTAAGTATTATGAAATTGATGTTGATGATACTAATGTTTTAAGAATTTTTTCTAAAAAAGGAGTTGTAGAAGTTTTTAATGCTGATCCTGGTACAGACTCTATTTCTATTTATCTTCAGAATAAAGAGATTACATATGAGCATGAAAAGTTTTATATTCAACTCTCTGTATATTCTGATACTAGTTCATGTACTCCTGTTATAATTGGCAGAGGATTTTCAGGAGACCAGTTTCAAATTCAAATAAAGAATTTAGAAGGTGCTGATGACTGGGGACTTCTCTACTTTTATTTTGAAATTGTAAAAATAGACTAACATGGCATGCGAAATCTTTACACGTTTGGGCAGATTGGTTAAGGTGGAAAACATTAAAACCAAAGCCTTTTCAAATGAGAGTGCTTCTTATATTTCTGTATGGGTGAAGGATGCTGATGGATCTAATCCTAGGTGTCTTCTTTTTACAGAAAATGAACTTGCTAAAGCAGAAGCTAGAGCTTTTAAGAATGAGGAAGATCTGACACAACGTAGTTTGATTTCCAAACTTCTTGACTAAGAATTTACAGATTGTAAACCTATTGGTTTACAGATTTTAATATAAACCAAAAAACCAACAAATGAGTAGTGTAACTATTGTGGAGAAGTACCCACAAAACAAAAGGTCAACTATTGCAATTCGTCCTTTTTTTGATTCTGGTGTAGAGAACATGGGATTGCAAAAATATGGACTAAGTTTATTTGAAGGAGCGTTTCATGAAGAACAACTGGCTTGTTTAGAAATCAACGGTATTAAGAGATACCTTACAGGACTAAATGAGTTTTCTCCTGAAGTTAAAAGTCTTCCTTTAGATGAGCAAGAAGCTAAGGTTACAGAAATCCGCAGAGTGGTTTCTCATTTGGAAAAATCTTTAGCTGCTAATGTAGTGGATCCTGATGATAAGGAGTTTTGGAATAAGCTTAAGTTGCTTAAACCTGACAACGGAGAACTTTGGGATAAGATTAAAATTAGGGTGGGCAATGAGCCTGTTTATTTAGAACCTGATAAAGACCCTTATGATCTTATTAAATTATATGCTATAGAAGCAGGTGGTTTCTCAATGATTTCTAAATCATTGGATGATGCTCGCAGGAGCCCAACACCAGTTAAGTTTTATCTTGATAAGTTGGAAGAAACAGCCTCTGTAAAAACTGAAGTTAAGAAGCTTAGAAATAAAGCTCTTAGTGAACTTCAAAAGTTATTTGACAAGAATCAGAATAAGTTGTTCTATGTAGCAAAAGTGCTTGATCCTAATTCAGCACAGTATAAAAAGTCTACACCGAATGATATTGTTTATGATAATATGGATAGATATATCAATGGTGATCTTGTAGATAAGGATAAAAAGCGTACAGCTCAAAGATTCTTGGATACTGTCAACCTTGATATGGAAAGTCTGAAAATTAGAGCCATTATTAAAGATTGTAACTACTATAGGTTTATATCTGTAAAGGCTGATGGCTTCTTGTATGACATGGAAAGTGTAACTATGCTTGGAAGAACTGCTTCAGATGTGGCTGAATATCTTAGGAATCCGCTGAATGAAGAGATTCTCATCAAGCTTACCAAGAAGGTGGAGCACTACTGGAATCAATAATATTTAAAGTTATGGCAAAAGGTTGGATTCAAAAAGCAACAGCGTCTATTAAACGCAGAGGTACAGAGGGTGTATGTACAGGATCTAAGTTTGGTGGTCCTACATGTCGTCCTGGTACTAAGAGATACAACCTTGCCAAAACCTTTAAAGCAATGGCTAAAAAGAAATAACTATGTATCAAATGAAAAAAGGTGGTTCTGCTAAGAGCCCAAAACAACAATCCGCTATTGCAATGGCTATGAAGGCGGCAGGTAAAAAACCTAAAATGGCCATGGGTGGTTCTTTAAAAGATGTACCTCCTGGTAAAGTGGGACTTTCTAAACTTCCTACAGAAGTTAGAAATAAAATGGGATATAAAAAAATGGGTGGATCTGCAACTAAAATGAAAATGGGTGGTAGTTGCGGTACACCAAAACGTCTAAGTAAAGGTAAATAATATGGCTAAACAGATGATTAAACGCAAGGATGGCACATATTCTCAAAGAGGACTTTGGGACAACATTCGTGCAAATAAGGGATCTGGCAAAAAGCCCACTCCTGAAATGCTTAAACAAGAACGTAAAATAAAAAGTAAAAACAAAAAGTAGTTATGAAAAAGTTTATTTTGATTGGAGCAGTTGTGACTTTGTCTTTAGTTGGATGCGGTCCTACAGAAACAGAAACTGTACATTGTGATACAACAGTTTGTGTAAAAGCTGATAGCATTAAAGTGGATAGTGTTAAAACAGTAACCCATGGCAAAGACACCAGCTTGGCAAAGAAAGGAAGGTAAGAGTCCTTCTGGTGGACTTAACGCAAAAGGTAGAGCATCCTATAACAAGGCTACAGGTGGTAATCTTAAAGCACCTCAGCCTCAGGGAGGTTCTAGGAAAAAGTCATTTTGCGCTAGGATGTCAGGTATGAAAAAGAAACTCACTTCATCTAAGACTGCTAACGATCCTAATAGTCGTATTAACAAGTCTCTTAGAAAATGGAAATGTTAAAATGACAAATGCTTTATTACAAATAAAATTTAAAGAAAGACTGAACAAGCTGGCTTCTATGGATTATGACAATATAGAATGCTGGCAAATTCAGGAAGCTTTTAATAAAGCACAGTTGGAATGGGTGAGAAGAAGCCTTCGTGGTTTGAATAACAGAAAAGAATCATCTGAGCAAAGTGTTGTGATGATAGATGATTTGCAAGTTCTTTTAAAGTCTGATCCTTTTACTAATTTAGTAAAGAGACCTCTCTATTATGAAAGTGAACTTGTTCCTTTAGACTATTTTAGTTTTATAAGGGCTTCAGTTTATGGAGTGGATGATTGCTGCCCAGAAAGACTATTTACTGTTTATCTTGGTGAAGAGGCAAACGTAAACGCTTTGTTAGGAGACAGTTATAAGTCTCCAAACTTTGAGTGGGGGGAAACCTTTTGTACTATAGCTGGGAATAAAGTGAAAATCTTTACAAATGATAAGTTTGAGATTGTTCGTGGCACTCTCACTTATTATAGAAGACCTCAAGATGTAGGCTTTATTAATTGCGCTGATCCTAGAACAGGAGGAGCTTTTAGTAAAGATTATCCTTGTGAGTTTAAAGATGACATAGTTGAGTTAATTATAGATGAAGCAGTGGCTATTTTAGCAGGAGATATTGCTGATATAACAAATTATCAAAGAAATGTTGGTAATGCGCAAAGAAATTCGTAAATTATATTATATATGCAAAAGATAACACGCCCTAGTATTTTTTCTTCCAGCCCTATGAAAGTAACAGTTTCTATGGGTGGAGGATCTGAAACATGTGGTCTTTGTATGCAAACAGCAGCATTGGCACAAGATATGTTAAACGCTGTAACTAGCTTACATAAGCTCCATCTTAAAGTGACAGGGCTTGGTTCATTTGCAGCTCACAAAGGATTGGACTATGATGCCTTTGGAGACCATGCTGATGATATTGTAGAGGGTTTTCAAGGTGCAGAAGAAAAGATTTTAGAACTTCCTAACACTGCTCCTGCTGAGCTTAACTCTGTAGAAGAAGGATTGGACTTCTTGAGAAAGATGAAAGATAAGATTGATGGTCTTCAGTCTGTTATGCCTCACAGTGAAATAGTTAATGATCTTGACAATATAAAGAGCACCATTAACTCTATTAAGTATAAACTAATATTCTTAAAATAATTTTTTATTTTTTAACCCATAAATTTTAAACAAGATGTATTTTAATCACGCGTTCCGAAAATCCTTCCTTGGTAAGACCAATGGAGGTGTATTGGATGTTAGAACATCCGGGTCTACTGCAGACCTTACTGCAGGTCAAATTGGTCTTTTTGATGCTAAGACTTTTGCTGCTGTAACAAGCACTGGTAAACCCTTCATCCTGGCTCAGGGTTCTTATTTCACCAATGACAAGATTGGTCCCGTTCATGGTGGCTATCAGGAGTCTGTTAAATCTAAGGTGATCAACCCTAAGTACATTAGTCGTGTATTTACCACATGTTCTGTTCAACCTCAGCCAGAAATTAAAGAGATTTGTGTAAGTGGTTTAGAGTGTGGCAAAACCTACAGACTCCGTTTGGATATTAAAGGTTCTCCTGCTCTGCGTTTCTTGAGCCACAACATCTATCGTACTCTGGATGCTTTTACAGGATGCTGCACAGATGATTGCACTGCCACTTGTACTGGTGCTTTGGTAGATCCTACAATTGCTACCATCAACTGGGCCAAGCAAATTGTAGAAAATCCAATTGTAAAGAACTATTTTAAAGTTACTGTTATTGATTGGGATGGTGTAACAGTAGCTGTTCAAGCTGGTACGTCTGACGCTCAAATTGCTGCTTTTGTTGCTGCTCTTAATGCTTACACTAGCACTTTTGATCCTACAGATGCTAATGCTGATACAGATGATTCTTGCATTCGTTTAGAAGTTGCTTATGTAGACACTAAGTTTGGTAACTGTACTTTCACTCCTACAGATTTCTATGAGTTGCAACCTCTTCGTGTGTTTGCTTCTATGGTGGATGAAACTGGAGATCCTTGCAGTGTACAGGGTGTAACAATTTCTGGTCAAGTTAATGCTGATGGTGTTGCCACTCCTCCTTTCCAAGAGCCTCGTCAAGCTCAGGGACTTGGTGAAACTGTTCTTCGTGATCTTATCCTTGCTGGTAGGTATCGTCAAGAAGCTTTCCCTGATAGTTCTCGCGTAGAAAGCTTGAGGATGAGAGAAATTGAAGGTAACCCTTCATTGACTGGTTTTAACCGCAATGCCTACTTCAACTCAATCAACATTCTTCACAATGTTCCTAGGTTGAATAACCCCACTGGAACATTTGATAATGATCAGTATCTGTTGACTATCTATGTACCTGAAGGGGTAGACAACACTGCATTTTTGAATAGCCTTCAAACTGTTCTTAATTGCGCTGGTAATGGTATTGAGATTGAAAACTGGAATATTAATAGTGCTGGTGAATTGGAAGTTTGTTCTGACGTTAATGTTACTACAGTTGCTGGTGGTGGGTGTGTTACTAACCCTGCTATAACAACAACTACTACTACGGCTGCACCAACAACGACAACAACCACAGCTGCACCTTAACATATTTCCTATGAGAATAAAGGGAGTGGACATCATGTCCCTCCCTTTTTTCTTTTGGTAAAATGTGCAAAATTTTGTATATTGATATTGAATACTAATCACTAAATTATAATGCTATGTCAGCGTGCGCTCATCAGCTTTTCTTAGATATTCCCCATACAAATAATCCCAGGGTTTTTAGGATATTTGATACTTCTATATATTGTGATATTATACCCATAACCTGTGAAACGCTTCAAATTACAGTGCCTGGGTTTAATACACCTTATACAATTAATGTACAATCAAATTTTAATCTTGTTCTAAATGCGTGTGCTTTGGGAATCCAGTCTTCTGGATGTGGGGAAAGCTCTCAAATTTTACCAGATGGTATCTATCTTATTAGATATTCTGTGTCTCCTAATGATAAAGTGTATGTTGAATACACTCATCTTAGAGTGACACAGTTTATTAATAAGTATAATCAAATGCTTTGTAACTTAGAAATGGCTGCTTGTGAACCAGATGCTGATGTAAAAGCACAACTTGATGAACTTAGATTGATTAAGTCTTTTATAGATGCTGCTAAAGTGAAAGTGGAAGACTGCCATGAAAACAAAGAAGGGTTGGATTTGCTGATGTATGCACAGAAAAGACTTATGAAACTAGATGGTGTTAAGTGTACAAACTGCTGATTAACCAAAAACCAAACATATGACTTGTCAAAATTGTAACGCACAACTTAGCTGTGGGTGCCAAAAAAAGACAGCTAGCGATGGAAAACAAGTTTGCTCCTCTTGTCTTCAGGCTTATGAAGATAAGTTAAAAGAACAATCTTTATCAACTCCTAAACCATGAAGAATTATTTAGCTCATAAAGATAAGTATAACAAAAAGTTTGCTGATGCAATTATGGATGTTTTCCGTAATAAAAGATACGGAATTACAGCATGCCATAATGATGGCAACATGGATCTTATCACTATGAGAAAAGAACTTATTGATTGGCAATCATCTGGTGATTATTCAAGTTTTTGTGATATAGCCACTAACTATAAAAAATGGTTGCCAATTAATATGTGTCACGATGATGTTTGCTATGTAAACATCAATGTAAATAATTATAATGGCGTAGGTAAGTCATTCCGTATTACACCCGCATCCACTCTATGGGTGCTCACACATGACCTAGAGTTTAATCCAAATGTCACTACAACAGATGAGTTTGGACAGGAAATCCAAGGTACTATTGTATATGTAAATGATACCACTGTAAATGTTATATTTAGTCAACCTGTAGCAGGTTGGGCTTATCTATCATAAAATGCCATTAGTAAAAGACTATTACCACGACATTGATTTACATGCTAACCAGTTGTTTAACAGCAGGTTACATAATATCAGTACAGCTGCCAGAATTCTTCTTGGTGGCAGTCTTGGTTTAGGGGATAAGGGATATATGGTGTATGACACAGATAATCTCACACCTTATTTCTGGGATGGTGTAGCATGGCAACAAACAGGTGGTAGTGCTACATGGGGATCTATTACAGGAACATTGACATCTCAAACAGATCTCACTGCCTATCTATCCACTAACTACTATCCTCTTAGTAGTAATCCTGCTAACTATTTAACTTCTACAGCAGCTAGCCTACTTTATTATCCTCTATCTTCTAATCCTGCAGGTTATCTTACATCTGCTACAGCAGCTCTTACATATGAGCCTATAATAACAGCAGGTACTACTAGTCAATATTGGAGAGGAGATAAAACTTGGCAGACATTCCCCACTATACCAACTGTTGGTACATGGGGTGCTCTAAACTATCCTACATGGATTAGTGGTACACCGTTTGTAAAGATGACAGCTGTTGGTACGTTTGCTCTTGATACTAATACATATCTTACATCTGCTGTAACATCTGTAGCAACATCTGCTCCTATTACAGGGGGCACTATCACTGGCACAGGTACAATAGGAATTACACAATCTTCTGGATCTGCAGATGGTTATTTAAGTTCAACAAACTGGACTACATTTAATAATAAATTTGATCTTCCAGCTTTAACAGCAGGTTCTGTTCTTTTTTCTAATGGAACAACAATAGCACAAGATAATGTTAACTTTTTCTGGGATGACACTAATAATAGACTTGGTATAGGTACAGCAACTCCTGCTTATAAACTAGATGTAAATGGAACAGCAGGTTCTGTAGCTGCATACATAAATGGTAACATCACTGTAACTAATGGCGGCACTGGTACAAATACTATTAATGCACAAACAAATAGTTTTAGTGCAATAGATAATAAGTTTAGTGGACATATAACAAGAGATGCTTCATGGAGTCAAGGAGATATTATAAACTTAAGTGGTAATGCTCCTGTAAATGATGCACAAGGGTGGAATCCAATATTATTAAATACAGGTACAGTGGCAAGATCTTCAGGAACCGCTACTAGTACAATGATTAATTTACAGCCCACTTATAATTATACTGGTACATATTCAGGTATTACACGTGGTATTTATTATGGTCCTACACTTACTAGTTTAAATAGTGCTGCACATAGAGCATGGGAGAATACATCTGGAGATATTGTTTTTGGTAATCTTGCTACAGGTGGTGCAGATGAAATGGTTACAGTTGATACAAGTGGTAAGCTTAAGAAACAAACTATTCCTACAGTTTCTTCTGTAGGATTTGAAATGAACTTTTTATTAATGGGAGCATAACATGCCAAACGTATACAAAATATTAGGACAATCTAGTCCATCTGCAACAACAGAAACAATATTGTACACTGTTCCTGCTGCTACATCATCCGTATGTAGTTCTATTTCTATATGCAATAGGGGTGGTACACAGACAACATTTAGAGTGTCTATATCTGCAGGAGGTGCCGCAACTACTAATAAAGACTATCTTTATTATGATGTAACGTTAGCTGGGAACGATACATTTATTGCTACAATAGGCGTAACTCTAGCCACTACAGATGTAATAAGGGTGTATTCAGGAAACAGTAGCCTCTCATTTCAGGTGTGGGGTACAGAAATAAGTTAATATATGGCACAATCATATTCAGGATATAGTATAATAAGTCCAGCTATCTCGTATGCAAACTCTCCTAATATAGACGCATTTGGTAGGCTGAGAGTTAGTACACCGTTTACATTGTTTGACTCTAGTCATAGATTTGATGATAATGGACTATGGTCTACAGCCACTGCTGTAAGCGGGTCTGCTACATTTGATGCTAATGAAGGGTTGGTTAACTTAGGTGTAACAGCAGCATCAGGTTCTGAAGTGGTTAGAGAAACTACAAAAGTGTTTTCATATCAACCTGGTAAGAGTCTTCTTGTACTATCTACATTTGTAATGGATGTTGCTAAAACAGGACTTAGACAAAGAGTTGGATATTATGGAGCAGCTAATGGTTATTACTTAGAACAGAATAATAGCACAGTAAGTTTTGTTGAAAGAAGTTCTGTTTCAGGAGCATTAGTAAATACCCCTGTTGCTCAAGCAAATTGGAATGTTGACCCATTAAATGGTTCAGGTCCTAGTGGCATTACTCTTGACCTAACAAAAGCTCAGATTCTTTTTATGGACTTGGAGTGGTTAGGTGTGGGAACAGTTAGAATGGGTTTTGTTATAGATGGCAATTATTATGTTTGCCATAAATTCAACCACGCTAATTTAATTACATCTACATATATTACTACAGCTTCTTTGCCTCTTAGATATGAAATAACAAATACAGCTGCTACAGCTTCATCAAGTAGATTAAAGCAAATATGTTCTACTGTACTATCTGAGGGAGGATATCAACTAAATGGATTACAGCAAGCAGTAGGTATTCCTGTAACCACTCCAAGAACACTAGCAGTAGCAGGAACATTTTATCCTATAGTAAGCTTACGTCTTAAAACATCTCCTAATCGTTTAGATGCTATAGTAATATGTA